CATTGATATATTAGAAGGTAAAGGTCAGTTAATGAAGCGCATGGAAATTGACTATCGCAAACATACTAGAGAAGGGAAATACTAATATGGCTGAATGGAGCGTAAAACCAACATGGAAGAAATCAATCATTGAACGAAACTATCTTGTTAAAGATGATAATCGTGTAATGTGCGAGACAGGATGGAGATGGGGCGAGTTCATTGTTTATACAGACGATGACAATCCACCAAACATTGAAGCAGGTGTAGACATCTATAACTGTGACTATGTAACTGAACTGGTAGAAACAAGTGATGGTTGCTGGGAAGAAGTTGATAGTGACGAATGCGATGAAGAAACGCAAGAGTGGCTAGAAGAATTCTTTGATGAAGGCAATAGTTGGCTTGACTTAGAAGAAAATGGCTGGACACACGATGAATGCGAAATGATCATTGACTGTGACCTTGAAATCACACGCATTAACGAAGATGGCACTACTGGTGAAACTATCACTACTGGTATGGATGAAGAGACTCAAAACGATAGAGCGTTAAATGATACTCCTCAATTAACACCCAAAGTAGCATGGCCATTTGATAAACCAAATGAAGGTGAGAATAATGGCAACTCGTAAAAAGAAACAGATTGACAACAGTGGGGTTGTAAAAGGTAACCATTTGACCGTAATTACTTTCTCTGATGGTAGAACTGTGTTAGAATGGGATGATGAAGCATTATTAAAAGAAGTGCGTGAAGCACTCAAATCGGTAGAAGTACCAAAAACAAAAACTAAACGCAAAACAAAGGAAAAACAATGAGCGCACATCAAGATATTGAAACAAGTTTGGCGGCATACAATGCTGAAAATGAAAAATTTACTAAAGGTAATGCAGCCGCAGGTACACGTGCCCGTAAGCATTTGGCAGAAATGGCAAAAGCAATCAAGCTACGCCGTAATGAAATTACTGCTGAAAAGAACGCACGTGCCGCAGAAAAAGCAGCAAGTAAGTAAACAGGCATAAATACATGTGACAGGATAAGATAGATTCTGTCTCTAAAAATTTTTAATATAAGGAGTTAGGAAACTTATATGTCACAGTATTATGTATACGCATATTTAAATCCCTTAGAAAAGGGAATCTACAATTCAAGTGTTGTTTCTTTTTTAGCAAAACCCTTTTATATAGGTAAGGGTATAGGTGATAGACTTTTTGACCACCTAAAAGATGCTCGGCCAACACGAAAATACAAAAACAGTCACAAGTTAAACACTATTAGGATAATACAAAGTTCAGGATTAAACCCTGAGATTGTAAAAATTAGTGAAGGTCTTACAGAAGATGAGGCACTTTGTTTAGAATTAAAATTAATATTAGAGTTGAAGGAAAAATACGGGTTAACTAATATCCGAACTAGCAATTGGGTATCCACTACTTCAACAAACTCGCACAAAAAGAAAACATACAATAATCCGAGAAAAGACACCATCACGATATACAATATAGTATTAGGTGAACATTCAATTATAAGGACCCAACATCTACCTTTATACCAGCAAATTTTCGGAACTATTAATATCATTAATACAAGTGAGATAAAAGCTAGAGTTGGTGCAAAAACACAAATGGCTAGACTTGGTGAAGTAAATGGTATGTTCGGTAAGTCTGCTGCCAAGGGCAAGAAATGGTGCGTGGTAAATGGGATAGAGAATTTTCTTTCACCCAATGAAATTGAAAATCTAATAAAGTTAGAGTACAATATAAGCTACGGGCGATTATACAAGCCTTCAGGAAAAAGAATAATTTTTGAAGGTGAGTTAAAAGGAAAGTATAGAAATGATAATGATATTACTAGTAATCCCGACAAGAAGTATCAGTACGGTTTAGTTTGGAACTTTTCTAAACCTACATTTTTAAACCATAAACAAATTTGAGTAAGGAAAAACAATATGAGCTATGATAAGACCAAGTGTGACCCAGTATTAGGTAAGAAAGTAAGAGAATACTTAACTAAGGTGGGTGTTGAAACTCCCATCAATGAAGAGGCTCTTTCTGTAGAAAATAAAAAGAAAATTGACATTTTAGAGGATGCATTCACTACTATTTGGAAGACAGTTGGAATGGATTTAAACGATGACAGTCTTATGGAAACCCCCAACAGAATGGCCAAGATGTATATCAATGAAATATATTTTGGTCTTAAAGAAGAAAACTTTCCAAAGTGTACAACAGTTGACAACAAAATGCAGTACAATGAAATGGTTGTAGAGCGTAATGTTAATGTTCAATCTAACTGCGAACATCACGGTGTAGTGATCGATGGTCTCGCTACTGTGGCATATGTTCCTAAGCAGAAGGTTCTCGGATTGTCCAAGATTAATCGAATCGTGGAATACTTCTCTAAGAGACCACAGATTCAAGAACGATTGACTGAACAAATCTTTCACACACTACAGTATATCCTAGACACAGAAGACGTTGCAGTTATGATTGACGCAAAGCATTATTGTGTTGCTGCACGAGGTGTAGAAGATACAGGTAGCTCAACTGTCACATGTCGCTTAGGTGGCGGCTTCAAAACTGATCCAGCGGCACGACAAGAGTTCTTACAAATTGCTAATAAAGGTTGCAAATGAGTGAAATTATTGAAGATACTATCAGTAGAAATAAAAAATTTCAAGAAGCAAGGAAGCTAAGAGTAAAAAGATTAAAAGAACTCAAAGCTCCGGATATCATAATCGAAACTGAAGAAATGATATCAAAAATGACTTTAGTGGAATATGAAATCTACTGTCAACAAGTTGAAGAAGAAGATAAAAAAATTAAAGCGGAATACGCTAAAAATAATCCTATTCAAAAACACATAGTTGATGAAATTTATGATAGAGAAAGTAAATTGACTTACGATTTTTTTACTTACTCATCTAATGTCCATTTAATGATGGCTATCAACCCTTTGAGTTTTATGAGCGATGATGATTATGAAAATGATTTATATCTAACTTTTTTAGAACATGCTAAAGAACTTTATAGAGAGAGATTCAAAGAAAAGTGGGAAGCTGAACAATGAAAGAATATTTTAAAAATCAAATTGAACAAGGTGCTGAGATGTTCTTCTATGGTCTTGAGCATCAAGAACCATTTACTATAAGCATGATGCGACACAAAGGCTCACTAGATAGTTTTCCAACTAATCTAGAATATATCCGTCACTTGACCGAAGACTGGCCATTGTTTAAGGAAGTAGCATAATGAGCAACATTATTGTATTACTAATTGTAATAGCTGCCTTTATTAAAATAGCAAGACTGTTGCCTAAGAGTGATTGCAATCAAGATTGTAATCAAGGTCGCAATTGTAACTGCGGGAGCAAATAATGGGACATAGATCACCAATGGATTATAACTCAGTACATCATCAACTATATTTGTCTGGTGTAGAACTACATAGCCCATACAATGATGGCTTTACAAGTTTTGAAATCAAAAAAGACTTACATCGTATCAAGTGGTTAATTGATGAAATTATGGCCGATGCACCAACATTCTCTGGCGAAGACGAGTTCTTAAAAGAACATGAACAGGTAAAGATGTGGCGCACTTTAAAGAAATGACACCTGAAGAAGCTAAGGCTTTCATTCGCAAAATAATGGGCCCTGAGCGTAGGGTATTAGAAGGCACTGAGCGTGAACATATGTTAACTGTGTTGCGTTTAGTTGAGCCTATTAGAAGTACAAACAACCAAAGATCCTTCACTGATGAATATGTTCATGCTGGAAAGATGTATGACATTCATTATTTTGAAGATGAAGTAGTAGTAGAGGAAATATTACCAGATGATATTCAATAGAATTAAAGAACTAAAATCTCAAGGTCTACGCATCGGTATTACATTCAGCCAATTTGATTTACTACATGCAGGACATGTAGCAATGCTTAGTGAGGCTAAGAATCATTGCGACTATCTTATTTGTGGATTACAAAACAATGCAAGTTGGGATCGTCCTGAAAAGAATGAACCTATTCAAAGCATTGTTGAACGACAGATTAGTTTAAGTGCTGTGCGTTTTGTAGATGAAATCATTGTCTATAATACAGAGAAAGACCTAGAAGATATCCTACTTACACTACCTGTTGATGTTCGTATTCTCGGTGTAGAGTATATGGAGAAAGACTTTACTGGTCGTGCTATTTGTGAGAAGCGTGGGGTTGAATTGGTATTTAATGGGCGAGATCACAGTTTTAGTAGCAGTAGTTTGAGAAAACGGGTTGCAGAAGCTGAACAAAATAAAAAGGCTAAACAATGAATGTCTACGATGATTTTATGAATAGATTCAGTGTTAAACATGTTGAACCAATTCGCGGGCCGGCTAAATATACTAACTATTCTAACTTTAGCAATCGTACAGGCTACGATAGCTACGATATAGTCCGTGAAGAACTTGTTGAAATGGAACTTACACGATTTGGTTTTGAACAATTAGTCAGGCAAGACTGTGATTATTATCTACTACAGCAAAACCAACAAAATGAAGAAGTTGTGCGTAGGGAAAATCCTGTAGTTGCTGAAGCATATAGTAAATATCGTATGTTATTGGAGTTATATAAATGACACAAAGAATTTTAATTATGGGATTACCTGGCGCAGGTAAAACTTATCTGGCACAAGAACTTAAAACTTATCTAGAAACACACGGAGACCTTTTTGTAGTTAATCCAAGCAGGTTAGTCAACAACGAAGGTACAATGTCATCAAATGATTTGAATGTTAAAGTAGATTGGTTTAATGCTGATGACATTCGTAGAAAATACAATGACTGGGATTTTTCAACAGAAGGTCGTATTCGTCAAAGCATACGCATGTTTCAATTTGCAGTAGAGTCTACTGGTGATTATGTTATCTGTGACTTTGTTGCACCATTGGTTGAAATGCGTAATAACTATAAAGCAGATTGGACTATCTGGGTAGATACAATCACTGAAGGTCGTTATGAAGATACCAATAAAGCATTTGTTCCACCAGAACACTATGATTTCCGTATCACCGAACAAAACGCAACTAAGTGGGCTGAGTTTATCGGAGAGCATATACTATCCAATCGTAGGCGTCCTAAATTTGATTGGAAGAAAGAAACCGTACAAATGCTAGGTCGTTGGCAACCATGGCACGAAGGTCATCGTGCGTTGTTTGACCGTGCTATTACTAAGACTGGACAAGTTGTTATTCAGATTCGTGACTGTCAAGGATGGCAAGGAAGTAATCCGTTTGCTATCGACCAAGTAAAGAACCTCATTAAGCATGATTTGGATATGTTGTATCAAGGTCAGTATGAGATTCAAGTCGTTCCAAACATTACTAACATTACATATGGGCGTGATGTGGGATATACGATTGAACAAGAAACTTTTGATGAAGCAACACACAATATTAGTGCAACAAATATTCGTAAATCTTTAGGATTTGGTAAATAAAGATAACCGGCCTTCTGGGCTCATCCCGGTATACAAATTCTGCGTCCTATGCTATAATTAACATAGGAGAAAAACATGGCACAAAAATATTTCAGTACAAAAACCTACAATCAAATAGGTCCCGTAGCTTATCGTCAATGGCGAGCAGACAGTCATTGCAATCTAATTCATGGTTATGCAATGAGCTTTCACTTTGAGTTTGAAGCAGATACACTAGATGCACGTAATTGGGTAACTGACTTTGGTGGTCTAACGCCCCTCAAGCATGTATTAGAAGATTGGTTCGATCATACTTTATTAGTCGCACAAGATGACCCAATGCGTCACGAACTACTAAGATTGGGCGAGTTGAAGTTGGCAAAAATTACAGAAGTTGAGCGTACTGGTTGTGAGGGCATTGCTGACTTTTTGTATGAATATGTTAACACAATCTTTTTACCCAACTGCGGAACAGAAGAAGCTAAACGAGTTTGGTGTACCCGAGTAGAGGTTCGTGAAACTGACAACAACATGGCAGGTCGTCAAGGTCGCAGAGAAGACAATGAGTTTGTTGACTAAACTCTGGCGTATTTGGGCAAAGGCACTGGGTGAGAAATCAGGTGATACGGACGGTGAAGCTGACCGTATTGCTTTAATTCGCACATTAATCGTGTTATCATATATAACAACAAACTGCTTTATTATAGCAGGCGTAATCAGACATTGGTAAATAAATGAGCAAATTACATTATACTGAATTATTTTATAGCATTCAAGGAGAAGGTAGATATACTGGTGTTCCATCAGTGTTCCTGCGAACATTTGGATGTAACTTTAGATGCAGAAACTTTGGTAGAGATAAAAATGATATTTCTAATAACCAAGAAGTAATGACGATTATACAAAATATTGATAAGTATGAAACATTCAAAAGTCTCCCGCTGGTTAAAACAGGGTGCGACAGTTATAATTCAGTTTACCCTCAATTCAAATCTTTTGTTACTCACTCTGATACCGATAGTATTGTTGACAGCATTATGGATATACTTCCTCACAATCGTTGGTATGATGAACACTTGGTTATTACAGGTGGTGAACCATTGCTTGGATGGCAAAGATCGTATCCAGACTTACTTTCAAACGAGAAAATGAAACCTCTTAAAGAAATCACATTCGAGACTAATGGTACTCAAATGTTGTCTAACGAGTTTAGTGTCTATCTACAAGAATGGAAGCGCAATCGTGAAAAGAATGCACTTACTTTTAGTGTCAGTCCTAAACTATCAGTAAGTGGTGAAAAGTGGGAAGAGGCAATTATACCTGATGTTGTGCGTCAATATCAAGATGTAGGTTTCGTGTACCTTAAGTTTGTAGTTGCATCAGAAGAAGATGTACAGGAAGCAGAAAATGCAGTACACTTATACAAACGATGTGGTTTCAAAGGTCCAGTATATTTGATGCCTGTAGGTGGTGTTGAAAGTGTTTATTCAATAAACGCTAAGAATGTAGCACTAGCGGCAATGAAGCGAGGATGGCGTTATAGTGATAGACTTCAGGTACCTCTTTTCAAGAACGAGTGGGGTACATAAATGACTACAGTAAAAGCATATCATAACGATATATTTTATGACCGTTGTTTAGGTGCAAAATTTAAATTTGCATGGTTGCCTAAATATTGTGCATTAACTAATAAAAGAATTTGGTTAAAGCATGGTTATAAATTAACTGCTATATGGACTGGTCCAGGAGACTCGGTCTTTGAGCATCGTTGGCATGATAAAGATGAACATATATTATGGAAATTAATGAGATAATTTAAAGGAATATTATGAAAAAAGCATTTAAGGAATTAGCATTACAAGCAGGTGGCAGTCACTATCCTGATGTGGGCGGGGAACTTTTGGAAAAGTTTTCTGAGTTGATGTTAGCAGAAGTTATTGATATAATAGACAATTTAAATTGTAAAGATGAAGTATATACCTCATATGATTTACAACTAATTGATGGCGCGAAAGCTACTATCATTAATGCCATTAAAGAAAAGTTTAACTAATGAATTTATATTCTAAAAGAATTGCATTTTTAATCAGCGACCAACATTTTATTCCACATGGTGGTATTGGTCAATTTGCTAAAGGGTTTACTGAGATGTGTGGTAGACTCAATTGGAAAGTTGATATTGTATTAGACAAGGCACCTACTAATGACTTTAGTGAGTATGTTAAGATGTTGGGTGCTAATATCGTGTATACCAAAGATCCATTGAAATACTCGGATCATACCGCTACCTTTGCATTTAGTGATAGTATAAATTTTGAGAAAGTGGTTAATTTCCGCAAAGCAATAGTACAGGCTTTTTCTACTAACATATATGATATGATAGTTTGCAATACTCAAGAGGCAATGAGTGCGGCATATGCTATTGGAATCAGTAAGTATATCCCTGTCATGTTCTATACACATTCATATAGCATGGTATGCCGTGATGAACAAGACTTTAGTGATGTATGTATTGATGCGTATCATACATTCTACAACAAGCATATGGAATTTAGTGATATCTTTGTGGGTACACAATGTCAGCATAACATAGATGAACTTACTAAATATGGTGCAAAAAATTGCGTATTAGCTCGTATGCCATTAAGTGAACGAGGATTACTAACACCTAATATGAATGAACGCAGTGGTGTATTGTTCATTGGTCGTTGGGAAGAACGCAAGAATCCAAACGCATATATTCGTGCAATGAGTGAATGTAAATTACCCTGTAAAGTTATGACAAATAGTACAGGTGCTAAGAAATTTGAAAAAGCTTTTAAAGAAGCAGGTATCACTGATTATGAAATTCGTGCAGGTATTGTTGGACAAGAGAAAGTAGACTTTATCAAAAGCTGTAAAGTATTCTTTATGCCAGCACTAGGGGAAAATTATCCATTTGCATTCAGCGAATGTTTAGGTCATATGCCTTGTTTAGTATTAGATAATCAAGACTGGTCAGCTAACTTTGATAGTAAATATTTCACTATGGTCAAACTAATAGATGCAGGATCTACTATTGCTAAGTTATATGAGACAACTACAGAAGATTATTATGCAACTGGCGCACTTGATTATATTAAACAATTAGATGATGATACTGCATTTGCTTGGGTTGAGTTCTTAGATAAGTTTGTAGGAAAGCGTAGCAATACGAATGCCGCAAAGATTAACACATATGAAACAATTAAGTACCGTGATTTTATTATAGAATTGGATCGCACACATTTAGCTAGAGAAGATTTTGAAAGCGTACTAGCTAACAAATATAAATTTATTAATGTATGGTACACTGATAGTGACACATATTTGAGTAAGGATCCAACATACAAACCAGTAGAAGAGGAAACAGGATTAAGCTTGTTTGAGGGACTATGAAAAAGATTTTAATTACAGGTAGCAGTGGCTACATCGGCAGTCATCTATGCAAAATGCTAGAAGGCAAATATGAAGTTCACGGACTTGATTTGAATTTACCACAAACTACAGTTGATAGATTCTATAAGCAAGATATCAACAGATTATTCGAACCTGAAACTGAATATGATGCTGTCATTCATTTGGCAGCATTGGTTCGTGTAGGTGAAAGCGAACAACAACCAATCAAGTATTACATTACAAACTTGAACGGCACTATGAATGTTATCAACAAAGTCAAGACTAAAAACTTTATCTTTGCTAGCACCGGCACCGCACAAGATTGTACTAGTGCTTATGGTATCAGCAAACGCGCCGCAGAAGATGTGGTGCGTGAATATTGCACCGAGCATAGAAAACAAGATTACACTATCTTTAGATTTTATAATGTAGTAGGTAGTGATGGTTATGAACCAACTAATCCTGATGGGTTAATGTTCAATTTAATTAAAGCTAAAGAAACAGGTGAGTTTACTATCTTTGGCAAAGACTATGAACGCACAAGTGATGGAACTTGTGTGCGTGATTATGTTCATGTTAACGAGATTTGTGATGCACTAAAACAAGCGATTGAGAAGCCAAGTAATAGTATTGAATGTCTTGGTCACGGGGTAGGCTATACTGTTAAAGAAATTGTTAACTTGTTTCAGAAGGTCAATGATGTTGACTTTAACGTAAAATACGGTCCAAGAAGAAAGGGTGATATTGATGTATCTGTATTAGAAGATGTGTCGCCCTATATGCGTAATCTGTATACGCTAGAAGAATTACTTAAGGTTTAACTTTATAGTCCAATCTTAGGTGGATACATTGGACCAGATTTGATTCTTTCACCACCGTCAAAATAAGAAATCTCAATTGGCAACGTGTCCCATCCAAGTTTAGCGGCTGCCATGATTCTATGATTACCTTCGTTAACCCATGCACTACCATCGTATGCTACATTAATGAAGGGTTTATACTCTTCTCCGGTATGTGAGCCTAATGGCAATTTACCGGTGGTGTTCATTATTTTCATAATGGCAGCAAGATCGTTGTGACGAACATTTGTCTGTTCTCTACGCATTCCGGGTATAGTCTTTAATATATCAACCGGAACATTAACATACCTAACAGTAGCAGTAGTTTTGCCCATGTAGGGCAATCCATTACGGTCAGGACTTTTACTTTTGGCATAGTTAATAGCGGCTTGCAACCATTGTTCATTAGGCACATCAACACTCAATGTGCTTTCTGTTAAACCTGGCTCTTGAATTTTTCTAGAAACGATACCTTTATGTTTTATTGGTTTTTCATTATCCCAACGCACTGGATTAATCATTGGATACAAATATTTTGTACCATCACTATCTATATCAAACTTACTGCCTTGTGGAACTAAATGTTGGTTGCGTAGTTTATTAAACTTTTCTGCATCTACTATAATTGGTTCCCCAATTGTTACTTGTCCAATTGCAACAGCAGGCCCATTACCGGTTCTAACAATGCCGACAGTTTTACCTATATATGGTCTAAGACTGTCAGTTTTTCTAGATTCGTATTTCTTTTTTCCATCAACTATTAAACTGGCATAATCAATGTCTTTATCATTTCGTACATTAATACCGATAGTAGGAATACTATTCTCAACAATGAACTCAGTGGCTCTCATAGACTCTTGCCCCAACGAGTGTTGATGACATTCCAATTGATAATCTTCCATTGTTCTTTTAGATACTTCTTTTTGTCAGAGCCATAGTCTAGTATCCAAGCATGTTCCCACCAGTCAATCAATAACAATATGTCATTGCGAACTTCATGGTTCTTGATTGTTTTAATACTACCATCATTAGCTAAGTATATCCAACCACTACCTTGAATCTTCATACCCTCTTCTTCAAACTTATCTTTCATACTGTCGTATGATCCGTAATGTTTGTTGATGAAGCCCATCATAGGACCATTTGGTTTGTTACTATTTCTTACTTCACGGAACTGAGGGAACAATGTATTATGTAAGAATGCTCCTGCATAATTAAAGTCTCTGTCACCCTCTTTTTTGTTATATCTTTCAGCATAGCCATGCGCTAACTTGCCATAGTGTAAGTCCAATGTGTCTTTCGATAACACAGGACTTACTTCACTTGGCTCAAAGTTTAGAGCAATAATTTCTATATCTTGAGGTTTTGACTTATCCTCAAGTAACTGAATGATATCACGCATCTTAGTGTTTCAATAACAATGTAGAAATGATATTAGGATCATTAGCACTGATATCACCCTCACCAGGAGCAACGATAACATTATACTTCATGCCGGCTGGTATTTTATTACGCTTAGCCATGTACTCATCATATGATAAGATACTATTAGCACTTAGCCCATACTGTTTAGCAAGACGTTGTTTTAGTTCAGGTAACTTGTCAGGTTGTACTTGCCATTGGCCTTGTTCCCCCTTAACTAAGTTTTTCTTTTCATCCTTAACTAACAAATCTTGGAACAATTCGTCAGGAACAATACGACTGTTCTTAGTTGTGTCTAAGTCTTTGTCTTTTGCCTTAACTTGTTTTTCTTGAGTTGTATGAGCACCTTCACTCCAATTGATAATGAAATTGTCTGGTTTAGTTGCAAGTGCTGCGTTAGCCATTTTTGTGTAAGCGTAGAATTTAACATTAGGATGTTTCTCAGCCATCTTTAGTGCCATGTCTAAGTATTCTGGGCTAAAGAAGTCACCGGCATCGTGCCAACGAATAGTTACAGTGTAACCACCCTTCTTACCCAATGCTTCTTCTTTACTGATTTCATTGCTTAGTTGATTGAAGAAACCATCTGGATCATTCAATAGATATGTTAATATACGACCATCACTTAACCAAGCAGCTTTGAATTGAACTTTACCGCCCTTCATAGCAAAGCAATCTACTTTACATGAACCAGCACCTGGGCATGTGTTAACAATGATTAGTTGATTAGTTTGTTCGTCTAGTGCGATACCTGTCAATGCCGCAAAGCCAACGTTAAAGAACTGTTCTAGTTCTCCGTTACTATGCTTCATCTTTTCGTTTTGCTTTAGTAATGCTTTTGGACGTTGTGCCAATGCTTGTTTTACTTTATCTTCACTGTATGTTTTTCCATCTGGACTGACATACTCAATTACGCTACTACGATGGATATAAGGCATCTTATATTTGTCGGTCTTTGTTTTACCAGACACATACTTTTGATTACCCTTTTTGTCTAACTTGACTTGACCTGTTTTCTTGTCAATGTCAGGTGTACCAACAATACGCTTCATATAATCTTGGAACTCATCACCACCAAACTCACGACTACTTGCTGGTAGTTTAGTTGCTTCATCTAAGCCAGATAGTTTACGAATTCTTGATAGATGGTCTTCGCCTTCCGCCACACCTTGCTCTTTAATCTTGTTGCCTTGTTGGTCAATGCCGCTGTTGGGTGGTAGATAAACTTGTTTGCAAGGAATACATACCTTTACTTTATGTCCCATATAAGTACCGCCTTGTAAGTCGCCGCCGCACTTGACACAACTATGTGTGCTATCTAAGTCGCCCCTGTGCTTCTTAGGGAAAGTCTTTACTTCACCTTCCGCCACACCTTCTTCACTCTCCTCGCCTGGCATGTCACCAGCTTTAGCAACGAATTGCTGAGGTGTCATAATCTGTATGCCACGTGGAGCACCAGGCATCTTTGGCTCTACGCCTTCCATTAATTCTTTAAAGTTCATAATACTTCTTTCTTGTGTTTTGCTATGTATTGTTCGGCTAACATTACCAATTCTTGTAGTTGTTCAATACTTTCGCAGTGCCATCTACGTAAACTTTTATTTATGTTGCTGTTTGGATCATTTGCTGTTTTAGCACTTGTACGATGTTTCTTCATGCCACGCATTCTAGCGCAGAAGCTAGCACGGCGTTTAGCAGCCTTGCTACCCTTTTTAAGTTTGCTTGGCTTAGTTGTAACAGCAGTTTGAATCTTACTACCAGGGTGACTACGACGGTAGCTATTAACACTCTTTTTGCTCATGCCACCTACACGCTTGTGATTATACTTAGACCAGTTCTCGCCTTCCATCATGCTTTCGTCTAGTTCATTTCCATGAAACTCAACAACATCATAAGGACCCCACGGTTTACCGGTACGTTCATCAATGTCATTACCAGCATCATCGGTGTCAGCATATTCATAATGGTCATGACTTTGAATTTCTACACCGTCAAAATTGGAATTGTAATCGATACTATACTTTCTAACCTTGCCATCACCACAATGAATACCGCGTTCTAATATCTTTTCAATTGTTTGCTGGACATTTATATGATGATCCATAGCATTCTTGCCTTGTTTGATAACATGTCTAAGCATTTCTAAATCCATATTATACCAAGCACTAGCTAGGGCTTTTAGGTAGTTACCATCACCAGGCTCGGAACCACGAGCAAACTCATTTAGTTCGCCTTCGTCAATGTTAGGATTACCAATTTGTTCGGCTACGCTATTTAAACGGTCATTACTTGTAGTAACATAACTATACATCCAACCATCTAAACTAGTACCACTGTCTAGTTTTTCTTTGATTTTTACAGCATTTCTAATAATCTCACGAATCTCACCTTGAGCCATTCCGTCGACTTGCTCATCTTCCATTGCATAGCCTTCATTCTTTGGCTTTTTACCGGCTTTTTTCATAGCGATAGCAATAGCGGCTTGCTGTGCTGGATTGGCTGCTTCATTGACCTTTTTAGGATAACCTGGTTTTGGTTTGCAATTGCATTTTCCGGGTTCACAGGTACAGCCCTTCATGCCGCATTGTGGGCAAATCTTGCTAGATTCTGTTATAAATTCGTTAATTTTCATAGTGGTATCCGTAATATAATTAGTATTTATCTCTATTAGTTGTTTTAAGTTTACAATTATCAAAGTGATGCCTAGACATATTACTTACACCACCGGATTTGTCGCAGTGAGGACATGTGACAACCCGTTGTTTTAATATTTTTTCCGGGCCGCCTGGTCGCAACTTACAGTTATCAAAATGAAGGTGTTTCATTGCGTTTTTCCCACCAGACTTACCACAGTGCGGACATGTAATTATTGATTGTTTGGTGCCCTTCTGTATGGGGGAACACTTTTTTCTAATCCAGCCTTCTGATAATCTCATCTCTAATTCACTACTATCACATAATGAATATTCTGAGGTAAGTGAATTATAAATCCATATTTTTCCAAGAGTTGGTGATTTGGGCAACCCAACCACCCAACCATTGTCAATGTAATATTCTAATTCGATAGGTAGGATCATTTTTTTCTCAGAATTTTTGTTTATCCAAATTGTACCAGTGGTTGATGACATATTTCTCCCTATTATCCAGCCATCCTCTAACATTTTTTCAAGGGCTGTGTGATAGACAGCGCATCTCTCACCTGTGATCGGATGATGAATATGTTTTAGTCCAGTAGATCCTTTGTTCCTCCCGCCATATCCGCCCGGAATAATATTATAAACATCTTTTCTTTTTATGAAATCAGGAGTTACTATTGATGCCTCCGTCATGAACATGGTTTTTGGATTGTCGTGTATGTGTAATACTTCTCTAGCAAAGTTTTCTCTGCCATATTTTTTAATGGCCTTGACGACATTGTCACCGGAACCTAAATATTCATCAGCTAGGTCATCTGTTGAATGTGCGCCTATATAAATTTTTTGATTAATTAAATTAGTAGTTTTGTAAACAATATGATACTTTCTAGTTACCTGGATGCGTGTGTTAGCCATTTTAATTGTCCTTTAATATGATTTGTGTTATACTTGTATTTATCTATTTGCTTGTAAGAATGCTGAAATGACTAAAAAAATTGGATTTTGTTGTAAATTTTCCGAATTACACCCAACTAAGGGAATTGTCTCTATTCCCGAATACAACGGTAAGACCACTACAATTGCCTGGTTGGATAGGCAATCTAAGAATTCGGCTCATGATAGGCTTATGGACATTACTAAGCACAATGTAACTTCTATCAAAAAAGTCATTGACCATCTTTCTACTTTGCCTCCTGAACTAAGAATGTTCCGTATTAGTTCAGATATTCTTCCGGCATATACCCATCCGGATTATCAGGGTTTCTGGCAAGACCGTCAAATGCAAGATAACTTAGAACGTTGGTTCGCACCGATCGGTGAGACTGCACGTGCCAACAATGTGCGA